CGGCATACGAGATGACCGAGAGTGACTGGAGTTCAGACGTGTGCTCTTCCGATCTGTGGGAGAAAAGGCTGCCGAGTATGTGGCGCAGGGTGTTACCTATGACCAATACTATGCTGCATACTTTGCTACCCGCGGTATCACTGGCGACAAGGACGAGAATGGCAAAACCATTACCAACTCTGCCAGCCGGAAAAAGAAAGATGCCATCGACAAGGCTGTGCCAAACGCAACCACAAAGCAAAAGCACCTTCTGTATGAAGCGATTGGCGTTTCCGAGAAGGTATGGTAAATGTCCGTACTTATTTCGTAAATGCAAAGAAAATGCTGTAATTTCAATAAATTTATTATAGTTCGAATCTCTCCATCTCCGCCACAGAAAAACCCGCAGAAATGCGGGTTTTTCCTTTGTTTATGCGGGTTTTCAGGCTTTTTGCGCTTTGCTTTTATTGCTTTTTATTCACGGTTTTTTGCGTATTAAGTCCGTAAAAGTTTCGTACAAAATCATCATTGATTTTTCTCAAATCGCTCCCGCGCTTCCGCAAGCATTTTATCTCTAAGGTGTGTGTACTTTTCAGTAACGATGTAGGACGAATGTCCCATCATCCCCTGCACCACTATTTGTTCTATGCCGGCTTCACAGCAGGATGTAGCAAAGCTGTGCCGTAACTGATGGAAAGTGCATTTTATCCCATATTTGCCGCACCACTTTCGCCAGTCACGCGATGATTCATTGCTTCGCAGGATTTCCCCTTTTTCGTTCGTGAATATATACCCTTCTGCTCCAGTGAATCGCTCTGCGACCTCCGGAAGGAGAAACACAGTTCTTATCCCGGCTTCTGTCTTTGGCTCTTTTATGTATGGTGTAGTGCTGATGTAATACACGCTTTTAGTAACATGGATTTGTCCTTTCTCTCGATCGATGTCCTCGTATCGGAGCGCCAGTGCTTCGCCAACGCGCAGGCCCGTCATCATAATGAAATAACCGAGTCGAGATACAGTGCAATCGTCCCAATGCTCTGCTATTTTTTCGCGATCTTCTGCGGAGGCTTCGTCTCTCCCCTTTGTCTGCTTGCCGGACGCTTTGATATTTGCCGCTGGGTTTACCTGAATATCACCAGCTAAAACAGCCAGATCGAACACTTGGCTGGTGATGTTCTTCTGCGTGTTTACGGTTTTCTGCGAAAACATTCTCCCGACTTTGTCAAGGAATGCCTTAACCATCATCGGCGTTATATCCGCTACCGGCATCTTTCCAAATGCGAGTACACAGCGTGCAAGCGCCGGCTTATATCCTCGCAGAGAGTTGTGGGCAAGGTTGTCCCATGACTGCTCCAAAGCCTCTGCGTATACGGCAAAGGACGCTGATTTTTTGTTTTCCTTTTCGCGATTAAACTCGGCGATCTTCCGTATAACTTCATTTTCGGTTTTCCCGTAGAATGTCATTCTTTTCCCATCCACGGTCACCGACTTTTCAAATAATCCGTTCGACCGCTGGTACATTTTCTTCTTCGGGTCTTTTTTTGCGCCAGAACCGCACCAAGGGCAGTACAGCCAATCATCCTGCAATTCCTTTTTGCACTTCTTACAGAGCATCCTTAAACTTCTCCTCCAATGCCTTCAATTCGGCTTCGGCTTCTGCGATGTCTACTACGAGTTTCTCACTTGTACTGTTCATTTCAGCTTCGGTGATTATGCCGGATCCGCAATAGGTTTTTAGTTTCCCTTGCATCACGACCAAGTCGTGCAATTTTCTCCTCGCATCTTCGACTGCCTTTACCTTTGCCTCCTTCTCTCTTTGCATATTTCTTTGCGCTTTCTCCTCTTCAAGGTTGGCGACAAACTTTACCTTGCTTTTGACTGTAATGCTGATGATTTTACAAACAGAAAAGATGATTGAAATCCCCGCGAAGGCTGCTACCCCCATCATCATGTCGTATGCTATTCCGCTTTTTGCGACAAAGACCATAATGCTAAAGCTGACAACGAGACCGATAACGGAAATGCCGATCAACTTCAGATTCCCCTTTATAGTCTTTGCTGTTGTAACCCCGGAAGAACCTTTCTCGTACTCTTGGCTGTTCCCCTTTGTCTTTTCGTTTTCCATCATTGCTTTCTCCTCCTCTTATTATTAGCCGCCCTCGTTGCCGGGGGCGGTATTTTACTTAATTCTCTTTATTCCGATTTTCAATAGCGCGAGCCAAATACCGATAGTCCTCCTTGTACCTCTCTAACTCGTGCCGTGTGCGGTAGTAATCTTCCATGGTTTTTTGTAGTAGTTAGATATTCGGATATTACTTATAACCCGCAGCATCCCAATGACGAATGCGATAATTATAAAGATAAGAGCCATGCTGTCAAGATGTTGTGCGCCTTAAAAAGCCGAATAACTCGCTTGCAATGCTGGCTGCCATGATCCCAAGTGCAATCTCGGCAACGATAGACTCGCGCATTATGACAATGCAAAGCACAACACAAACAACCGCACAAATAAAACTGATTTTATCGGTTACCCATTCTCCAAGGCTCCCTAACAATGTTACAGCAGCGCATAAATAGAATATTGTCGCACTCCATCCACAGAAAAATGCTGCTATCCCAACGGATGGAATTGCCACAAGCAGGAGAAGTGATGCCAAAGGAATTCCATGGTTTCGTTTCATATGTATCAGTCCTTTTTATTGGACACCCTGTGGTGTACTATTATATTTGTAACGAACATATGTTTTATGCACAAAGAAATAGCAATAAAATCCACAAAACCGTCAATAGATTTTGGCAAATAAAGGGAGTATGATTAAGGTACGACATAATAACACTACGCCGTGACGGAATCGTGCGTAACCGACATAAAGGAGAAGAGTAATGGAAGAATTAACAAAGGAGGAGACCCGCTTCATCGAATTGATGCGGCAGCACCCGGAGAATATCACTTTTGCTCGCCGTGTTCTAAAGCAAGCAGCGCCAGGCGCCGGGCATCGTCCCCCGCCTGTCGGAACAAATCCAGCATAGCCTTTTCCTCGTCAGACAGCTCACCATCGGTGGGCTGTTTTTCTTTGCCCAAAAGTTCATCTACGGTGATACCAAAGTAATCGGCAATACGCTTTAGCGTCGCATCGGTTGGCATAGACCCAGATTTCCACCTTGAAACAGATGGTTTTGTGAGCCCGATTTCCAATGCAACAGCGCTTGGCGTTTTGCCAACAGAGTTGCATAGCCGCAAATAATTGTCATAAAACACAGTTAACACGCCCCTTATTTGTGCAATCATACGAAGTTAACAAAGTTGCGCATTTTACCTTGACGGTTAACAGAGTAAACAGTATAATAGAGATGTAGTCAGCAGAGTAAACCAAAGAGCCTCGGAGTAATCTGAGGTAGCGCAATATTTAACCCATAGATATGATAGCACACTTTGTTAACTCTTGCAACACAAATTATAAAGAAGGAGGAAAAGTTTAGATGCCTGCACAATGGACGGGCGACATGGTTGGCAAGATGCACAACAACCGGGTGTCGCTTACGCAGCTTGCTGAAAAGCTTGGCGTGACCAAGGCATATGTGTGCATGGTTCTCAATGGTCACCGCAGCCCCAAGGACGCAGAACAGCGCTTTAACGCTGCGCTGGACGAGCTTATCAAGGAAAAGGAGGTAGGATAATGCCGAGGGAAAAGGAGAGCTACAGGGACAACCTTGAACGCTTGATGGACAGGTTCCCCGGCAAGGAAATCCTCTCATTCACAGAGGTTTCGCAGTACACAGGAATGGGCTACCGGGCGCTGATGGGCAGCGGTATCCCGCTTAAAAAGACAAAGGGGAAGCGCGGACAGTATTTCATCAGCCTGCCCAGCTTCGCAAGATGGTTAAGTTAAGGAGGAGCAACATGGAAGCAACAACCAACACCTTTATCCGGTGGTTTAACTCGGATGAGATCGTACCCAGCAAGGACGGGCATTACCTGTGCCAGACAAATCCGGGAAGATACGCCACCCTGCCATTCAGCACCAAGCATCAGGTATTCAATGTCAGCGAAGATAATGTGGAGACCGCTATCGAAGTCCAGTGGTGGGCATTCCTGCCGGAGCTTCCGCAAAAGGAGGTACAGGAAGATGAGTAAAAAGGAGTGGCTGCAGGAAGCCTTGGCCGTAGCCCTCGGAATGGCAACCATCTTCGCAGCAGCGGCGCTTCTGCTGCTGGTGAGGTAAGGCTATGGAGCAGAACGAGAGGATAGCAGTTATCCGGGAGAAGTTCCCCGGTTACACCAAGCCGCTGGACAGTATGTGCAAAAAGCCGGAGTATTATGGCATCCGGCGTACTGCCGAAGCGGAAGCGCTGATAGCGGACAAGCCAGGCAGGAAGCGGGAAGCAAACTATAAGCTGTCTGTGCGTATTCCTTTGGGTTATGTGAATATGGCGGAGTTCCGTCAGCAGCTTATCGAAATGGGTTACTGCAACTTCACAGCATGGGTTCTGCGCTGTATCCGCCGCCAGCAGGAGGAATACAGGCATAGAAAAGCCCCCACCGGCGCAGCAAAAGCCGATGAGGGCAAAGGTATATTATGCACCACCAATATACAAGATTGTGGGAGGAATGTCAAGTTGAAAAACGGGGAGGTCGTGGAAGCATGAACCCATACGCTATCCCGGATAGGCCCATCCCGAGCTGGGTGGATAACTACGATGATAAGCCGCACATCTGCCCGGAGTGCGGCTGCGAGATCAACGAGACCATTTACATTAAGGACGGAATGGTCATTGGCTGCGAAAACTGTGTTAAGCGGTTTGACGCCAGCGATGCGGATGCTGACAGGTACTTTGAATAAGGAGGATAACATGGTTAAATTCAGACCGCTGCGAGCGGACGAGGTTGACCTGCGGGTTGACCGCTATACTTCGAGAGGGGCTGTTCTCCTATGCTACAAAGACGCACGATGTGACATGCGCATTCTGGACGAGACGGTGGGCGCCGAGAACTGGCAGCGGGAGCATTACGAATGCAAGGGCAACCTTTTCTGTCGGGTGGGAATCCGAATTGATCCGCAGCATGACGAATGGGCATGGAAAGCTGACTGCGGCACCGAAAGCTACACCGAAAAGGAAAAGGGCGAAAGCTCCGACAGCTTTAAGCGCGCCTGCTTTAATTGGGGGATCGGTCGCGAACTCTACACCAAAATCAACATTGTTGTCCCGATGAGGACGCAAAAGAACGCCAACGGAAAATATGAGCCTGCAGATAGCAATGACAAGTGGGCACGGTTCACGGTATCGGAGATGGAAGTAAACGGCGAACAGATTACATATCTGACGGTCGCGGACAAAAACGGCAACATCGTATTTAGTTTTGGTCAACCGGGCGATGCCGGAGAGGACATCACGGAAATCTGCGCTGACTGCGGGAAACCGATCGTCCCAATCACCAAAAGAGACGGGTCTACATGGTATGTCCGGGAGATTGTCCCATACACCGAGAAAATGTTCGGACGGCATTTGTGCGGTCCGTGTATGAAAGCCGCAAAGGAGGCCGAAAAGAGGAATGAAAACAAGGCTCCGGTTTGATTCTGCCGACTGGACAAGAGACCGGAACGGCTACGGCATCACCCTGTATACCAAAGATGCCGCAGCCGCCCAGGCTTTCCTTGATGAGATGAAGCCCGGCAAGATGTACGCCGCCGAACTAAAGGAGCACCACGAGCGCAGGAGCCTTTCGGCCAACTCGTACCTGTGGGCACTCCTTGATGATCTGGCCTTTACCCTCTCCACCCAGGCGGCCCCGCTGACTAAGGAGGAGCTGTACCGGAAGTACATTAAGGAGGTCGGCATCTGGAAGGATGTGCACAATATCGAGCCGGAAGCCGCCAAGACCGTCCGGACAGCGTGGGAAATGCTCGGTACTGGCTGGGTAACGGAACAGGTAGACTACGAGCCAGACGGTGACCATCTGGTGATCCGGCTGTACTACGGCAGCAGCACCTACAACACCAAACAGATGTCCCGGCTGCTGGATGCCGTCATCGCAGACTGCAAAGAGCAAGGAATAGATGTTGCCACTCCGGCCGAGCTGGCCTTGCTAAAGGAGGAATGGGGAAAATGAAAAACGAATGGGGCGTAGAGCTTGACCGAAACGGATACGCTCCGAGCATCGTCCAGGCAGACACATCCAAGTGCTTTTTGTGCCAGCGCTCCGGCGTAAAGCTCGATCGGCACGAAATCTTCGGCAACGCCATGCGGAGCAAAAGCAAGCGTATGGGCCTTTGGGTGTCCCTGTGCCACACGCCGTGCCACCTGACACACGCACACGGCTGCGCCGAGGTGATGGACTGGCTGCACCGGCTGGGCGAGCAAGCCTGTATCGACAACTACGATTTCACTATCCCGATGTTCCGGGAGGAATTCTACACGAACTATTTGGAGGAAACAGAATGCTGAACAAAGCGATACTTAATGGGCGGCTGACCAAGGCCCCCGAACTGAAGCAGACCAACAGCGGCAAGAGCGTGTGCGGCTTTACCATCGCCGTAGACCGCAACCGTGACCGGGAAAAGACTGACTTCGTCCCCATCGTAGCATGGGGCAAGACCGCCGAATTCGTGAACCAGTGGTTCGGCAAGGGCGACCTTATCACCATTGTGGGCCGCATCGAAGTACGCAACTACGAGGACAAGAACGGCAACAAGCGCACCGCCACAGAGGTTATCGCAGAGGAAGCCCTTTTCGGCGGCAGCAAATCTACCGGAAAGGCAGAGGAAAAGCCCGCAGAGAGCGAGCAGGGCGGATTTGAAGAAGTCGAGGGCGACCCTAACGACCTCCCATTCTGACGGGAGGTGAGGAGGAATGCCGAATAGATTGATAAAGGATAGCTTCCGCACAAGCGACAAGATAGCATCCTTAACGGATTTCGAGTTTCGGCTTTGGGTAAGTCTTATTGTTTCGGTAGACGATGCAGGACGAGGAGATGCCCGACCTGCAATCATCAAAGGCAACGCATTCCCGCTTCGGGAACGGGTTACTGCAAAAGATATCAACGATGCGCTCCACGGTTTGGCGGCCAAAGGCTGCGTTTCCCTCTACGAGGTGGACGGGAAGCCCTACTTTTGGTTCCCGACTTGGGCCGAACATCAAAGGATACGAGAATGCAAACCCAAATATCCCGACCCGCCTAAAAACAGCGGCTTTACACCGTCTGCGGAAATCTGCGGCGAGTTGCCGCAACTTGCGGCGGATTGCGGCGAGCTGCGGCCTGAATCCAATCCGAATCCGAATCCGAATCCTAATCCGAATCCAAGTACCCCCAATGCCCCCCAAGGGGGCCGGTTTGCCGAATTTTGGGCGCAATATCCCAAGAAAGTCGGCAAAGGCGCAGCGGAAAAGGCTTTTGAGCGCATCAAGCCGGATAAGCAGACCTTTGACCGCATGATGGATGCCATATCTGCACAGAAGCGGAGCCGCCAATGGACGGAGAACAACGGCCAGTACATCCCAAACCCTGCGACATGGCTGAACCAGCGCAGGTGGGAGGACGAGCTGGCACAGGACGGAACCGACAATGTATTTTTGCAGATGCTGCAGGAGGAGGGACAACATGAACCGCACTGAAACACTGGCTGTTATGTCCATCCTCAAGGCCGCTTACCCTGCGTACTACCGGGACATGAAGCGGCAGGATGCCGAAGCGGTGGTAAATCTGTGGGCGGAGATGCTGGCAGACTACCCGGCTAACCTTGTGGCAGCGGCGGTTAAGTCCCACATTGCCAGCGACCGCAAGGGTTTTCCCCCGCACATCGGGGCTATTATCGCCAGCATCGGGGAGATCAGCCACCAGGCGGAACTCTCCGAGGGGGAAGCATGGGCGCTGATTGCAAAGGCCCTGCGGAACAGCGGCTACAACAGCGAGAAAGAGTTTGCAGCCCTGCCGGAGAACCTACAGCGGTTGGTAGGTCACCCCTCCCAGCTGCGGGAATGGGCCAGCATGGACACCGGGACAGTGCAGAGCGTGGTGCAGTCCAACTTTATGCGCAGCTACCGGGCAAGGCAGGAGAGCGAGTGCAAAATGCAAGCCCTGCCTGCGGATATCCGGGAAAAGCTGGCCGGTATGGCCGAGGTAAAGCAGCTGCCAAGCTATGACCTGGCGCTGGCCGAACGGATGATGGAGGAGAATGCATGAAACACCTAGGAGATATCTGCAAGATAAACGGAGCAGAGATTGAACCTGTTGACTGTATTACAGGAGGAAGCCCGTGCCAGGACCTTTCCATCGCAGGGAAGCGAGCAGGGCTTGCCGGTGAAAGAAGCGGGCTTTTCATTGAACAGGTCAGAATCGTAAAGGAGATGAGAGAGCGTGACAGGAGAAATGGAAGAGCAGGTGACATGGTCAGACCTCGGTTTCTCGTATGGGAAAATGTACCCGGTGCATTCAGCAGCAACGGGGGGGGAGACTTCCAAGCCGTGCTGGAGGAAATTATCCACATCGCAGAGCCGACCGTTTCTGTACCTCGATTTGAGGGAAAATGGACAAAGGCAGGAGCCATTGACGGTGATGGGTGGTCTGTCGCTTGGAGAACTCATGATGCTCAATACTGGGGAGTCCCCCAGCGCCGCCGTAGAATCTCGGTTGTCGCAGATTTTGGAGGACAATCCGCAGGAGAAATACTATTTGAGCGCCAAGGCTTGCCGGGGGATATTGCGGAGAGCGGAGCGTCGGGGGAAGCACCTGCCGAAGCTGCTGAAGCAGGTGCTTCTTATGCAGTCCGCATCAGGGGGGGCTGTGACGGAGGAGGAAAAGGCGCGTTAGTTCAGACGGAGAAAAGCGGAACGCTTGGTACTGGCAACGACCAGACGATTTTCCAAAGCTGTATAACTCCATGGGATTGCCAAAGTAAGCGTATTTTCGGCACAAGCGGCGAAGCTCCTACATTGCAAGGCGGCATTGGCGGAGGAGTAAATAATCCGGCGATATTCTGCATGGGCACACAGCAGGGAGGCGCAGAAATTCGGACAGACGACCGCGCGCCCACATTGACCGCTGCGGCGGGCATGAGTGGGAACAATCAGCCGTTTGTTGCACTGGATATGTCGCACGCCTGCGATGTCATCAGAGACTGCGGCGAGGTCTTCCCGACATTGCAGGCGAGAATAGGAACGGGCGGGAACAAAGTGCCGCTTACATACCGGATGAACGGGTTTGGAGATTATCGTGATGCCAATGTTGCAAGTAGCTGCAAACAACGCGACTTTAAGGACAGCACAGACCTTGTGTGCGCCGTTGACTGCCGCAATTGCCGAGAGGGCGGAGAGGTAAATGGCACACTTCAAGCAAAAGAAAGCGGCGGGCAAAGTCTGAACCTGAACAATACGGTCAGACAGAACATGGTAGTGCGTCGATTGACGCCGTTGGAATGTACCCGCTTGCAGGGATACCCGGACGGATGGGTGGACATTGGCGACTGGACGGATGAGAAGGGCAAGAAACACAAGGACGCGGACAGCCCGAAGTACAAGGCGCTGGGCAACTCCATCGCCCTGCCTTTCTGGGACTGGATGCTGCGGCGCATGGCGCGGTATCTGCCAGAGGGCGCAACGCTGGGGAGCTTATTTGATGGCATCGCAGGTTTCCCGCTGATTTGGGAACGGATACACGGGAAAGGCACGGCGCGGTGGGCAAGCGAGATCGAGAAATTCCCGATGGCTGTAACGAAGTTAAGGTTCCCGGAGGAAGCATGAAAATAACAATTCCCGAAATCCCCCCATCGCTGAACAAATACGCTGGTCGGGCAAATACCTGGGACTACCGAGCGGAAAAGCAGCGCTGGCTGCAGCTGTTTGTTGCATACTGCCCCAAGTGCAAACCAATGGGCAAGGCGGTGGTGACCATCACCTACTACTTTCCAACCAGGCACCGGCATGACCCGGACAACTACAACGGCAAGATGCTGATGGACGGGCTGGTGCACCGGGGAGTAATCGCCGATGATAGCTTTGACCATGTGGAGTTAAGGCTTCGGGGAGAGTACGACAGACAAAATCCGAGGACGGAAATAACAATCGAGGAGGTGCCCTAATGGGGCAGAAGGAAATAAAACGGCAGAAGCCTACTTTTGAGGGGCAAAGCGCCGAGGAATTTATCAAGCGCTGGAACGCTGTCACCAAAGCCATAAAAATGCGCGCAGAGATGGCCGAGCATGAAAATGTGGTGAGGTTATGATGTCATACGATAAAGCGTCTCCTAACGCCAAAATCGGCTGTTCTAATTCAAATGACCCGGAGTTCCTGGAACAACTGGTGCGGGAGGGCAAGACCAACAGGGAGATTGCCTTAATTCTCGATCTTGATTACGGCTCTGTGGCCCCAATCTTGTCTCGCTATGGAATCAAGAGAGATCCCAACCGGCCCTGCAAGAGATGCGGAGGGCCGATAGGCAGCACCAACACCCGGCAGCTGTATTGCAAGGAGTGCCAAAAGGCCATGGACAGCATCCGGGCCCGCAAAAGCAGTATGAAAAAAGCCGAGCCGAAGAAATGCGAATACTGCGGGAAGGACTATTTCGGCCAGCCGGGACAAAAGTACTGCTCAAAGCAATGCTACAAGGATGCGGCGGCATCCGGTAAGTATAAGCGCCCCAAGAATTGGCTAAAGCGCCGGGATGGGAAAATCGACATCGAGATAAGGGTTTGCGGAAAAACAACAGAGCGCCGGGAGAGCGTGGACTACTACGAGGCCCGGGAGATTTGGCACGATGGCTGGATAGGCCGGGGCTACGCAGCGCTGATAACGGTAGATGGCCACAGGCTGGAGACACTGCCGCAAATAAAGACATTCTTCGGATTTAGGAGGGATTCGCTATGAGGAACTGGGCGGCAGCGGCAGTTACGATAATCTTAGCTGCTTTCTGCATAATGGTTCTATCGGCTATTTCGGCCGAAAGGTGGAATCATTTGGATGAAGTGGCCCAGGCGGAGATCACCACAGAGGAACAGGAACGCCGGGAGCAGGCAGCCTATTACAAGGGTTGGCAGGACTGCAAGCAATATTATCTTGAGAATTTTGGAGGGTGAGCCAATGACAGTAAAGGACTACTACGAAGTAATCCGGGACATAGACCGGCTGGCTGCTGCCGTTGACGCAGAGGGTGCAGTCACCCTCGACCATGACGATGCGGAGCAGATATGGGCGCTGCTGCCGGACTACAAGGATTTGCTGATGGCACGGGAGGTTGGATGAAATGAGCAAGGCCGTTATGATAAGTATACGCCCGAAGTGGTGCGAGAAGATTTGTAGCGGTGAAAAGACTATCGAGGTGCGAAAAACGCGCCCGAAGCTGGAAGCACCGTTTAAGTGTTATATCTACTGCACGCTGCCGAAGTACCCGCACGAGGATTTTATTGCAACGGATTATCCAAAGCCGCAGTTTTATGGCGGAGGCAAAGTCGTTGGCGAGTTTACCTGCGACGCAATTGCCCGTGTGAACATCTGCGGATTCTGGGACGATAGTGGGAAGCAGCTCGACAATCGGCTCAAAGAAACATGTTTGACCTCAGAAGAGTTATGCGACTACCTTGGCGAAAAGGTCGGTTACGGATGGCATATCTCCGACCTGAAAATCTACGACACGCTGAAGGAGTTGAGCAAGTTTTCGCGCCCGTTTGAAAACTGCATAGACAAAGTGTGTGATGAATTTGGGTGTGAATCATGCGAAAATGGCGGTCATATTAAGCGCCCGCCCCAAAGCTGGTGCTATGTGGAGGAAATGTGATGGACGCTGTGAAGTTTATTGAGGAACGCAACAGAATGTGCAAAAGTTTTGGTGATAGGTGTACAGGGTGTCCTGCTTATAATGTTTGCGAGGATGGCTTATGTTGTGCAGTTGATCAAGAGTCAACACTGGACGCTGCGGAGCAAATTGCTATAGTCGAGAAATGGTCTGCTGCACATCCACGCAAGACGCGGCAGAGCGTGTTTCTGGATCAGTGGCCGGAGGCGTTCCTTGATGATGAGTACGGAATATTGCAGTTTTGTCCGAGGTATATTTCTGCTGCCTACAGAAACGATGACGGCAAGTGTAAGAACCCGGGAAAAAGGTGCATAGATTGCAGCCACGAGTTCTGGATGCAGGAGGTAGAATGATGGAACGACTAACGAATGAAGAGGTTAGAGTGGATGAGAGCATGGACCGGTATCTCGGCCCGCGCTCCGTCCTTGAAGGCATGAAGCCGAAGCTGCTAGACCTGGTTCTGAACGGTCCGGTGCTGAACAGCGTATCGAAGGCTGCATTGCGGCAAATCATTCGGCAGCTCTACAGCGCGCTCGCTGCCTACGAGGACACGGGGCTGGACCCGGAAAGCGTAGAGGCACTCAAACTGTCCATGATGGGCAAGGCGATTTCGGAGATCGCGGAATTTGACGGTTTGCCGATTGACCGCCTGCGGGAGCTGGCCGAGGCAGACAAGGAGGGACGCTTGGTGGTGCTGCCGTGCAGGGTGGGCGAAAAACTATGGGTAACTGGACGAGACAATGTGCCACGAGAAATGGAGCTTGAACCGCCGGACATCAGAACGGTGTGCACGGACGAGGACAATTTATGTATGTCAACTTGTAATCGTGGGCCTGATGGGTATTGTGCGTACCGTTTGCGTAACGATGGAACAAGCATTGGTAAGACCGTATTCCTCACCCGCGAGGAGGCGGAGAAAGCATTGGAGGCGATGAAATGAGCCGGTTATGGAATTTGTGCGCATTCTGCGGAAAGCGCATCGAAATGGGCGAAAAGTGCTACGGCTTGCCAAACGGAGAGAGTGTATGCACAGATTGCTGTGTCGCAGAAAACGAAAGCGCGGCTGTATCCGACGGTGAGGAAGAACAGGAGGGCTGACAATGGCTGAATGGAGAGTATATGAAGCAGATACTCCGCAGTGTACTGGCTGTGGGATGTGGATGCCGTTCGCCAGATACCGGCGTGGTCAAGGTACAGATGCAAGAGAAATCACGAACTATTGTCCTAACTGCGGCAGGAGGATGACGGCGATGCCGATGTGTGGCGACTGCAAATATGGTCATGGAGAGTGGAAAGAGGACGGAATATGTTACGCATGCCGTGGACAGGTATGGATTCCTGGAGCGCCACACAGAAAAGCCGGAGAGGAGGGCTGACAATGGCTGAATACATTGACCGGGAAGCGCTGATAGCCGAATTTAAGCGGATGAAGTTGGGCGAAAACAGCTTTATCGAAAGAGTATTTGCAGACGGGGTATATGCCATTATTGAACAATTCCACGCCGCTGATGTTGCCCCGGTGGTGCATGGGCGGTGGGAATACGATCTTCCAACTATCAACACTTATGGTCAATTAAGGTGCTCGATTTGTAATTGGTGGACACTTGACCCGTCTGTTGATCGTTCGTATAGCTATTGTCCCAACTGCGGTGCAAAGATGGACGGAGGTGACAACGATGCGAAATCCATGTAAGGACTGCATCTATTACCACAAAGAGAACAGAACTTGCCAGTCGAAAAAATGCGCTACTGGCGGAAGCGGAAAAGTGTCTTGGGTTGATAGGATGTTTTGTTCTCCATATAAAAAGGACGGAGGTGACAACGATGCGGTTAATTGATGCTGATAAATTCATTCTGGCCCTTATGGACGCATCCCTATCTTCCGTTGACGAGGATACAATCCTTGATTTGGTTGATAGCGTCCCCACTGCGGATGCAGTGCCGGTGGTCAGATGTAAGGACTGCAAGTACAGAGATGGCACGCCGGGGAAGCCGAATATACTTTGTGCGCAGATGCACGAGGACGATTTCTGCAGCTATGGAGAAAGGCGGGCGGAAAAGGAACCGCCGGAGGAGGGAGAAATATGATTGACTACAAGCGCATCTGCATTGACGAGCTGAAATGCCATAGCTATAAGCTCCGGTCGTTGGAAAGTCTGCCGGAAGAAATCCGCCGCTACAATGAGCAGATGGACGGCATTCGGTCCGCTACCAGCGACGCTACACCAGTAAAGGGCGGTGGCTGCGGCCGGGAAGATCATTTGATTAACGCAATCTCCCGCCGGGATGCGCTCTCGGCAAACCTTGCGGTAGTCAAGTGGCAGACCTCCCAGGTTGAGAAAGGACTGGACTGCCTGACGGAAAAGCAGCGGCGCATCCTTGAGTTGTTCTACATCCGCCGGGAATACGGCTACATACAGCGGCTTTGCCAGGAGTTCAACGAGAGCGAGCGGCAAATCTACTACGATAAGGACGAAGCCCTCCGGAGATATGCCCTTTGCCGGTATGGGTTGACCGAACTGTAAAGTTTGCAGAAACATTGCAGAAATAAGATGCATATACAGTGTATACTGATAGTGTGGTAAAACACAGACTTCCCTTGACATTCCTCCTGGTGGGGAGCCGGGCCCTAATCCCGGCAATCTGCTCCCGTAGCTCAATGGTAGAGCGGCTGCCTTGTAAGCAGCGGGTTATAGGTTCAAATCCTATCGGGTGCTCCACCTTCATGTTTTATTTCCTTTTTATGGGGCCGCCGATGCCCCGTTATCCCATCGGCCGAAGATTCACGACCTTCGTAAAAAAGGTGCCGCGCTGGCAGGCCGCAAGTTCGCAATAGTCTGCCTTACCAAAAGCAGCCAGAGAGTACCGAAAGGCGCTCTCTTTCTTTATGCCATAAAGGAGGGGATACCTCTGGATTTAATAGTCCGCAAAATCCCGCAGAGCGACACCATCAAGGTATATCCGGTATCTGATGTGCATTTGGGCAGCATCCTACATGATAAAGAGGGCTGGCAAGCATTCTGCCGCCGGGTAGAGCGGGAGGATGCTTATCTCATCCTTGGCGGCGATCTCATCAACAACAATACCAGGAACGCGGTGGGAAGCCCCTTTGAGGATTATATTCGCCCGCGGGAGCAGAAAAAGATGATGGTGGAAATGCTAACGCCCATCAAGGATAAGATACTCTGCGCGGTATCCGGTAACCACGAAGCGAGGACAGCCAGGGACACCGACCAGGACATCATGGGCGATATCATGTGCAAGCTGGACATGGAGGACTACTACGCCGAGGACATAGCATTCCTCAAGCTGGAGATTGGGTGCAGGGTAACAAGAGATATCCCTATCACCAGCTATACGATGGCTGTTACCCATGGCTCCGGCGGCGGCATTTACACCGGTGCAACGGTCAACCGCAATGAGCGCTTCGGCTACACCATAGAGGGCATTGACGCTCTGATTGTTGGCCATACCCACAAAGGCACCATCAGTAAGCCCAAAAAGATCGTGGTGGACAGTAACAACAATGTTATCCGTACCAAGCAGCTGGTAGTGGTTAGCTGTACTGCATGGCAGCAGTACGGAGGATACGCAGCCAGGAAGATGCTGCTGCCCAGCAGCGAGAGCGACCATGAGCAGCCGCAGACGCTCCTGCTGTGCGGGAACAAGACAGGCACTAAGCGGATAACCACGGTTTGGTAACAATAATTGGTAGCCCGGCATAGTAGACACCGGGAGGGATAGGGCGGGAAGAATTTTGAAAGGAGGTGCCGAAGATGGCCAGTGGATGCAGTGCGAAAAGCAAAGAGAACCTGCGCCCATGGAAAAAAGGGCAGAGTGGGAACCCAAGTGGGAGGGCGAAAATCCCCGAAGACGCCAAGGCGATGCTGAAAGCGGCGACTCCTGCGGCAGTTAAGCTGCTGGTGGATACCCTCAACAACACAAATGAGAAAACCGAAACGAGAGTAAAGTGCGCCGAAACCGTATTAGACAGAGTATACGGCAAGGCCAATCAGCCGATTGATCTGGGTGGCGAGATACCCAAAATCGAGATCGTGCTGGGCAATGGCAAGGAGTACGCCAAATGACGGTCAATTTAGGCACACCGAATCCAAAGCAGGAGCAATTTTTGCTGTCGGAAAAGCGCAGGGTATGCTATGGCGGCGCCAGAGGCGGCGGCAAGAGCTGGGTGGTGCGAGCAAAGGCCACCATGCTTGCCGTTAATTATAGCGGCATCAAGATACTGATCCTGCGCCGGACATATGCCGACCTGTGGCAAAACCATGTGTTGGAGCTGCGGAAGGTGCTGGAACCCGACATTGCCACCTATCGGGACTCGGAAAAGGCGATGATATTCCCAAACGGCAGTCGTATCCGTTTTGGATACTGCTCGGCCGAGGCCGATGTGCTGCAGTATCAGGGGCAAGAGTACGACATAATTTTTATCGATGAGGCTACGCAGTTTACGGAGTATATGTATAACTGCCTTGTGGCCAGTAACCGTGGCGCCAACGATTTTCCGCATAGGATGTACCTGACCTGCAACCCCGGCGGAGTCGGCCATGCGTGGGTCAAGCGCCTGTTTGTAGACCGTGACTACACGGCATCGGAAAACCCCGATGACTACGAGTTTATAGCTGCAAAGGTGTATGACAACACGGTCCTGATGGATAAGGACCCAGAATATGTACGGATGTTGGAGACCCTTCCGGAGGATATGCGCAAAGCGTGGCTGGACGGTGACTGGAATGTGTTTGCAGGTCAGTATTTTGCAGAGTGGCGTGACGATATCCATGTGATAGACCCCATAGAGATACCAGACTGGTGGAGACGCTACTTTGCAATGGACTACGGCCTTGATATGTTGGCCGGATACTGGATCGCCATAGACGGAGATGGAAACGGCTATGTGTACCGGGAGATATACGAGTCAGGGCTGATCGCATCGGATGCCGCCATGCGGATCAAGGGAGCCAACGGGGATGATAAAATCGAGCAATGGCTTGCGCCGCCCGACCTGTGGAACAGGCGTAACGACACAGGCCGCAGCGTGGCAGACATATTTATGGAGCAGGACATCCCGCTGGTCAAGGTGGACAACGACCGCATCAACGGCTGGCAGGATGTACATGAGTGGCTCAAGCCGAGGGACAGCAGAGATATCATAACCGGCGACAAGACGAGGATCGCAGGGCTGCGGTTTTTCCGCAACTGTAAGCAGGTCATCAGATGCCTGCCGATGGTCCAGTATGATGACCACAAGCCTAACGATGTAGCGACAGAGCCGCACGAGCTGACCCATGCACCTGATGCAATCAGGTATTTTTGCAGCGGGAGACCGTATGCGGGACAGCCGCCGGTTACAAAGTACAAGCTGCCGCCGGAGCTGCGGCAGACCGAAGAACAAGGAGGGTATCAGGTATGGTAAGACGATGGCTCAAAAGACTGATCCTGTGGGCGTTAGGGGACGACCAGACGGCACAGGAGCAATATGCAACCAAGATATTCAACGAGTGGCTTAACGGCCCGGAGGATTGATATGAGTGATGTAACCCTGTGGACGCTATACCGAGAGGGTGTAGCGTACCACAACAAGATGGGCTTTAGCACCAAATTCCCGACCTTTGTGCGATTTAAGGAGGGCGACCAGTGGCCACAAGCGACCGAGCGCACAAAAAATCTGCCGAGACCCGTCCTTAACATCGTGGACATGATCGTCCGCAGCAAGCGCTCCAGCGTGCTTGACCAGCCTGTCAGCATTATCTACAGACAGGGCAGCGCCAGCGGTAACGAGATCCTTGACCAGATGCACCAGGACGCCGCAGAAAACTGCACCGAGTACGCACGGACGATCTGGGACAGAGCCGACATGGATAAACTGTGCAACGAGGCGTGTGACGATGCAGCGACCAACGGCACAGGCATCTGGCACTTTTACTGGGACACCAGCGTAACAGGCGACAAATATGTGGGGGAGCTCCGTGGGGAAACCGTGGATGCTCTCAATTTTTTTGTAGCCAACCCGCAGCTCCGGGATGTGCAGAAGCAGGACTACCTCATCATCGCCCAGCGGCTCAAATTGGGCGCTGTACGCAAGATGGCAAAGGACAGGGGATTGCCCGCGGAAAAGGTCGCGAACATCTGTCCCGACGAATTTGAGGATGCAAGCACCTATCAGGCCGAGAGAATCGAGCTGGACGGCAAGGAAAACGAAAAGGTAACGGTGCTGACCAAGTATTACCGCAAGAACGGAGAGGTCGTATTTGATAAAGCGACCCGCAGCGTGGAGATATGCACGGCAGTGCCGCTTACCCCGCAAGGCAGCCCAACCCGCATCAAGCTGTACCCTGTGGCGGCGCTTAACTGGAAGCTGCGTAAAGCCTGTTTCTACGGCATCGGCGAGATCGAGGGGCTTATCCCCAACCAAAAGATCATCAACTTTATGTACGGGATGCAGGCGCTGGCCATCCAGCAGATGGGCTTCCCGAAGATCGTGGCAAAGCCGGGTGCAATCAGACAGCCGCTGACAAACGAGCCGGGGGAAATCGTCACCGACTACTCCAACGGCGGGATATCGTACCTGCAGCCTCCGGCGTTTTCGTCTGCTGCTACGCAGGTAAGCAACGACATGATCGACCTGACCCGTGTGGTAACGGGCACGACCGAGGTAACGACCGGCGAATCCTTGGGCGCAAACATGGCGGCATCCGCAATCATCGCCCTGCAGAACCAAGCGCAGACCCCCGTCAACGAGATCCAGCGCAGATACTGGCACGCAGTTAAGGAGATCGGCCGCATTTGGATGGAGTTTTTCAAGACCTACTGCTCCGACAGCCGTGACATTGTTGTTGAGATGGGGGACGAGGTATCCGGCAGAGCATTTACGGGTACGGACTACGCCATGTACGACTTTGACCTGCAGGTGGATGTCGGCGCCTCGTCCGAGTATTCTGCGGTGCTGGCACAGGCCACCTTGGACAAGATGCTTGACCGAGGAGACATTTCCATCGACCAGTACATCGAGCTGTCCGACCCGAATGTAGCTCCATTCAAGGAGAAGTTCAAGCGAATGCGGGAAACCCAGCCGCAAGCGGTGGGCATGCCTGGCGTTCCGGCGGAAGAAGTGAACGGCGTACAGAGCGTTTCCGGAATTGGCGGAGTTCCGCTGCCGGATGTGCCGAAGGCCCCGACCGTCATGGACAAGTTCACAGGAGGTGGCAACAATGCTGTGCCCAAACTGTAAAGCCGAAATGAGAATCACCGGCAAATACCTTACATTCACCGGGGATACCTCCCCAAACACAGAGACAAAAGCGTTTATCAAGCTGCAGCTGGAGTGCAAGAACCCCAAATGCACCAACAGGACACCGACCTATGTGACCAACCCCTTGGAGGGATAACCAATTTTTAAGTGGCTGCTAAACGGAACAAACCGAACCTCGCCACAGAAAGGAATTTATGGACGAAGAAATCATGACTGCTGCAAATGAAGATATCGAAGAAGATATCGACTCCTCTCCCGCAGTAGAGGAAACCGAGCCGGAGGTAGAGCTGGAGACAGAGCCGGAGCCGGAGATCACCGAGACACAGCGTGTGTCACGGAGAATCAAAGAAGCATCCCAAAAGAGCGTGGACGACTTTATCCGCAGCATGGGCCTGACCAATCATTATGACAATGACAGACCCATCACCACAAAGGCGGAGTACGAAGCATTTGTTGCGATGCAGCGGCTGGACGAGGACGGACAAACCGACCCCGTATCAGCTTACCGAAATCAATCCTTGGAAGCGGAGATTACCCGCTTGCGGAGCAATGAGCGCATGAGAGAGCTGGAGGCTGACCCTGTAAGAGGGCAGACATTCACAAAGCTCAAAGACCAAGTGGTTGAATTGATGGACTACTGCACCCAGCAGGGGACGCCCTGCAGCGTGGATGCAGCGTTCAACACAATTTTGGCGAACAGCTATTTTGACCTCGCCAACGATGCTGCAAACAAGGCAAAGGAAGACACGCTCCGAAGAATCAACAACAACGCACAAGCATCTCCCGGAGCATTGACGGGCGAAAGCCCCGAAACCGAAGCCGACTACATGAAGATGTCGGACAAAGACTTTGAAAAGCTGTATCAAGCTGCACTCCGGGGGGAATTAAAAAATTAAGGAGTGTATAAAACTATGGCAACTACTACCCAGACTTACGGTAATCTTACCGCTGAACAGAAAACCTTTTACGACCGCACCCTGCTGTCCCGGCTGCTGCCCAATCTGACCTTCCTCAAGTACGGCCAGAAGCGCCCCATGCCGAAGAACGAGGGCGACACCATCAACTTCCGCCGCTTTAACTCCCTTGATGTCCCTGCGGCATCCCTGACCGAGGGCGTAACCCCTGACGGCACCACCCTTTCCATCACTGCTGTGACCGCTACCGTGGCGCAGGAGGGCAACTGGGTCCGCCTGTCTGACAAGATCAGCATGGTCGGCATCGACCCCGTCCTGACGGAGTCCGCTGCGCTGATGGGCGAAAACGCCGCCAAGACCCTGGAGACCCGCTGCGCGGATGTTATCTTCAAGGGTACTTCCCAGCAGTTTGCTGGCGGCGCTGCTTCCGCTGCCGCTATTGCCGCCGGTAAGGTGGTAAACAGCGAGGAGATCAAGAAAGCGGTGCGCACCCTGCGCAACAACAACGCCGAGCCCCTGGAGGGCGGCTATTACATTGGCTTCTGCGATCCCAGTGTAGCATACGACCTGCAGAACGACAGCCTGTGGCAGGATATCTCTAAGTACAATGGTGCAGAGAACATCATGAAGGGCGAGATCGGTCGTATCCATGGTGTCCGTTTCATCCTGACCACCATGTGCCCCACCGATGCAACGACCGCTACTGCGGGTACCCTGCATAAGACCCTTATCGTAGGCAAGGACGCTTACGGCGTGGTCGATGTGAACGGCTCCTCCAAGCCCGAAATCATCATCAAGCCCACTGGCTCCGCCGGTACTGAGGACCCCCTGAACCAGCGCGCGAGTGTCGGCTGGAAAGCGATGGCGGTTACTGTTCGCCTGCAGGAGCTGGCAATGGTCTGCATTCAGTCCATGGCTACCGCCTAACCAAATACAAGGGAGGGGGTAACACCCCTCCCTTCTTTTACAGAAAGGATTTAACATGGCTAAAGAGATTAAGAACCCCGACATGGTCGGAGAGATCGTAGAAAAAGCGACCGGCGAGGAACTCGCCAAGGGCAAGAAGGTACGCATCCGTCTGCCGAAGGACAAGCTGAACAAAGAAGATGTCGTAGTGCCTGTGTGCATCAACGGCTATACCTATCAGATCAAGCGCGGCGAATGGGTAGATGTACCCGAAGAAGTCGCCCGCATCCTTGAAGAAGCAGGGTACATGGGGTGATTGAATGAACAAGAACGATGCCATCAACGGTGCGCTGCGGTGGATAGATGAAGCCACCGTAAACGGCGCTGCCGCAAGCAACGGATTTATAGCCGACTACAAGGACAGAATGGAGCACCTGCTGGACGGTGCTGTTGCAATGGTGGAATCGCAGTTCCCGCTGATCGAATCCATCAGCATCGTTCAGAACATGCCTCGGTGCATGGAGGGCTCCCATTTTGAAGCTAAGACGGTTTATCCCGGTGATACCTACGAGTTTACCAACAGTGATGCAAAAGCCTACACGCTTGAAATTTGCGGTGTTCTAACAGCGACTATCGATGGGGCCCGGCGGCAGATTACCGCTCCTGAGTTCCAGCGGCTTTCCGGCAGCTTTAACGGCAGCATCAAGTTGGAATCGCAGTACCCATTCCAGGTAAGAAACGCTGCGTTTTATGCATTCCCGCTGGTAGAAATCCCGGAGCACATAGCATGGGTGCCGTATGAGCTGCCCCAGCAGATGAACGGCATGGTGAAAATCCTTTTCTCCGGTGACGGCGTGGCCTTCCGCGACTTTTCCGACTACCGGCGGCTGGATGAATACCATATTGCGATCCCGTACCATTACAGCGGGCAGTTCGATATCCAGTATAAGCACCGGCACGCCACCCTTGCAGGCGCTTCCGGTGCGACCGAGATAGAGGTGGAGCCCAAGGCGGTTCCGCTGATTCCACTTCGGCTGGCCATTGATGCCACAAGCGGCATTGATGAGACACTGGCGCTGAATCAGTTCCTCACCGGACGCTTTGCAGAGATGGTAGGCGCTATGACGGACGAGGACATCGAGAAACACCAAGTAATTGAAACCGTATTCATGATGTAAGGAGGGGAGCAAATGAGATATTCTCCGGCAAAACTCCCCAGCGCTGATGTGGTAAAGACCAATGCCATGGTCATTAACGACTTTTATGGCTGCGACTTTTCCAGCGGCGCAACCAATATCGACCCAAGAAGAAGCCCCAACTGCGAGAACATGATCCGTTCCTCCCCCGGCCGCGTGAGAAAGCGCCTTGGCTTTGCCAAAACAGCGGTATACGATGGCCGTATTAATGGCCGGTTCTCTCTGGATGGGACAGATATTATCCATGCGGGCACGAAACTGTATGCAGGCGATACGCTGATCTCTTCCGCCATGAACGATGCCTTTTCGGTTGGCAAGAACTTCGATAAAGCGCTGTACCTGCTGGATGGAGCACACTACTACAAGGTAACGCACAGTGACGGAACCTTTACCGTGGCTAATGTATCGGACAGCGCCTATGTGCCGCGCATCGTTATCAATAAAAATCCGGATGGTACCGGCGGAACAACTTATGAGGATATCAACCTCATGTCGGATAAGTGGACAGAATCTTTCTATGTAGGAGATAAGACCGCAGCAGCAACAGTATTCCAACTTTCCCTTGAAAATTTGGATACAACACCTGTAACGGCAAAGATATTGCAAGCTGACGGTTCCTTTGTAGACAAGGTGGAGACTACCGACTTTACTGTAAACCGCACCAGCGGCACCGTGACATTCGTAGCCGCTCCGGGTAAATCCCCTTTGGAGGGCGCGGACAATGTATATATCACTGCATCCAAGGACAGGAGCGAGAGCCGCAGCCGCATTACGAACTGCGATACCTGTATTGTGTATGGCGAGACGGGCACCCGGCTATTTGTGACCGGCGATCCGAACTTTAAGAACAGGGATTTTTGGTCGGCTCAGAATGATTTTTCCTATTTTTCCGATCTATCCTATTCGATACTGGGCGAGGACAGCGAGCGCATTGTAGGTTATTCCATCGTGGGCGACAGGATAGCGGCCCACAAGAGCGGAACCACCGGCGCGGTGTATGTGCGCACCGGCTCCACGGTAACGGAGACCGATGATCTCGGCAACAGCGTGGAGACCTTTGCCTTTAAGACCGGAAATGTAATCACCGGACACGGCGCAATCGCTCCGCACAGCTTTGTGCCGACCGATAACGAGCCGCTGTTCCTTTCCTCCACCGGCATCTTCGCACTGACTGCTTCCGATGTGACCGGCGAGCGCTATGTGCAGAGCCGCAGCTTTTATATCAATCCGAAGCTGCTTTCGGAAAGCAATATCGTCGATGCCTATGCCTGCATCCACAAGGACTTTTATTTCATTGCGGCCGGTGCTGGCGTGTATGTGCTTGACCTGCTGCAAAAGCACTACGAGGATGGGGAGCCGTATTCCAACTACCAGTACGAGTGCTTTTATCTGACCGGAATACCCGCAAGGGTGATCTGGGACGATAACGGCGAACTGTTCTTTGGTACGGCGGATGGCAAAGTATGCAAATTCAATACCGATGAGACCGCTCCCAACTCCTACAACGACACGATGGACGGGGAGACATACACACCAGTAGGGTGCCAGTGGGAAACCCCAGATATCGATGGCAAGACCTTTTACTCCAGCAAACACTTCCGGTACATGGCCTGCAGGCTGTCCGCTTTTGTGCGCACCAGTGTAAACGCCTATGCGATGTGCAGCGGCAAATGGATCTCCATCCTGACCGATGCAAGAACTGCCCGCTTCTTCTCATGGGAGGATATAGACTGGTCGAAATGGACATGGAGTACCGATGCAACTCCGAAGGTGCTGGGCCGAAAGCTGGATATGCGAAACCTTGATAAAGTGCGGTTCCGCTTCTCCAATGGCAATGCGGAGCCTTTCGGCATCGAGAACATCGCAGTAGAGTACCGAGAAACCAAGAAATACAGGGGGTAAGATATGTTTGAAAAAATAAAAGCGTCCGATGGCAATGCTTATACCCCGGACGCTGTATTTACCGATAGCGATGGCAACAGGGTGGGTGTAATCGGACAGGAAACGACCCCCGGCCTGTCTGCCAGTGAGATGCAGTATTCCGTAGAGCAGGTCGTGCGCGAGGTAGTGATCCCCGCGTACAACAGCCTGGTGGACGCGCTGAATGCCTTGACCGCTGCCGCCAACATGGGCGCAGAGGATATCAGCGGTGCGGCATCGACCGTACAGGAAGAGCTGGAAAAGCGGATCCTGACCGGCAATGTGAAGTACATCCGCCTGAACGATGACAAGGTGCTGGAAACCAGCGAAGATGGCGTAACATGGGAAGCGACCGGCTCCTCCGGCCACATCATTGTCAAGCCGGACGGGACAGTAGCCCCGCAGCGCAGCCGCATGAAGTTTGCCAACGGAACTGTGACCGATGACGGCGAGCAGACCATCATCACCGGCCTGAAAGGCGATACCGGCCCGCAGGGCGAGAAAGGCGACACAGGCGAGCAGGGGCCGAAGGGTGACCAAGGCCTGACAGGCCCCGTTATTGTTCCCTCTGTAGATGCCAGCGGCGTCATGTCCTTTACCATACAGGATACGGCGATAGCCCCGCAGCCGGTAAGTGTAAGAGGGCCGCAGGGCCCGCAGGGCGTACAGGGCCAGCAGGGCGCCCAAGGCACAAGAGGCCCGCAGGGTATTCAGGGCGTACAGGGTATCCAGGGCCCCAAGGGTGACGCAGGCGAACCCGGCCCCACCGGCGCCACAGGCGCAACCGGTGCCACAGGCCCCAAAGGCGACAAGGGAGAAACCGGCCCCAAGGGCGACACCGGAGCAACCGGCGCAAGAGGTGCCACAGGCGCAACCGGCGCACAAGGCCCGGCTGGTCCCGCAGGCCCCAAGGGTGAACAGGGCGATACCGGAGCCACAGGCGCAACCGGGGCGACAGGTGCTACAGGTGCAGAAGGCCCTGCTGGCCCTCGTGGCTTAAAGGGCGAAAAGGGAGACAAAGGTGATACTGGTGCAACAGGCGCAACCGGCGCTACTGGTGCGCAGGGGCCTATGGGACCGCAAGGACCGACAGGCCCTGCCGGTAAAGATGGAACCAGCCTGTATATCGAGGACAGCTATCCTACACTGGCAGCGCTGAAAAACGCGATCCCCGCCGGGAACAACAAGATGTACTATGTGCAGGAGGACGGCGAGTGCTACATCTGGAGCGAGACGGCCAATGACTGGGTAAGCGTTGGCGCTTTGCAAGGCCCCATCGGCCCTCAAGGCCCTCAAGGCGTACAGGGGCCACAAGGCGAGCAAGGCCCAGCTGGCGCTACCGGTGCTACTGGCGCTACGGGGGAACAAGGCCCGCAGGGCGAGAAAGGCGACAAAGGGGACACTGGCGAGCAAGGCCCCACAGGCGCTACTGGTGCGACAGGCGCAACAGGCCCGCAGGGGCCACAGGGCGAAAAGGGCGCAGATGGCGCCGCGGCAACCATTACGGTGGGAACGGTATCCTCCGGCGCAGCCGCTTCCGTTACCAACAGCGGCACAACCTCTGCTGCGGTATTCGACTTTGTACTGCCCAAAGGCGATAAGGGCGAAAAAGGAGATACCGGTGCTACAGGTCCGCAGGGTGAGACCGGCGCAACCGGCCCGGCTGGTGCTACCGGCGCTACAGGCCCGCAAGGCGAACAGGGCGTTCAGGGGCCGCAGGGCGAAGTGGGTCCGGAGGGGCCGCAAGGTCCTGCCGGTGCAGCAGGAAAGGATGGCAAATCCGCCTACCAGACTGCCGTAGAAGCAGGATACACCGGGACGGAAACCGCATTTAACGCGGCGCTGGCGGATGTGCCCGGCCATATCGCAAGCAAGGCCAACCCTCACGAAGTAACCAAAACGCAAGTTGGCCTTAGCAATGTGGACAATGTGAAGCAGGCCCCCTATACCCATGTTTCCGATAAGGCTAACCCACATGGCGTGACCAAAGCCCAGGTCGGGCTTGGAAATGTAGATAACACCAGCGATGTCAATAAGCCTGTTTCCACTGCACAGCAGACAGCGATTAACGCCTGCAAGGTAAAGAAAGCGAGCGTTACCCTGACCGCTGCCGGGTGGACAGGAGCTGCAAGCCCCTATGCGCAGACCATAACCCTTTCCGGCATTACCGTAAACAGCAAGGTGGATATCCAGATGGATGCAACCGTCCTTGGCGTTATCCTCGACAGCGGTACATCTGCCCTTTGGATTGAGAACAACAACGGTACCCTTACCGCCAAGGCAATGGGCGAAAAGCCCAATGCGGACATGGCGGTACAGGTGATGATAACAGAGATCATCAACGGTGGGGGCAGTATCTCCGGCAATGCCATCTATGCGCCATCTGGCGGTGGTGGCTTTGTAGCTTCCGCTACGGCGCCGGATACCAAGCTGCTGTGGATCGATACCGCAAACGGCGGTATTATCAAATACCACAACGGCACTGCATGGGTAGCTGTTGGCGCGGCATTCAGTTAAGGGGGTGAAACATATTGGCTCTTAATTCTCAGAACCAGATCCTTGCCTCGGACTTTGTAAGCCTTAAAGCAAGGGTAAAAGCGGAAATGAATCGTCGCTGCCGCTCCGGCTCCCTGACAGCCTATGCTGGGACAGCCTACGACTACAGCGTTGTCCCCGCCAATGGGGTCATCGTCAAACCGGAACACCTTAACAAGCTGGTCGTACCGATCAACGCGATTTCGCCCAGTGGGTATACCGAAAAAGCAGCTGGGGACGCCGTCCCGGAGTTGGCCACACTGGATGCAAAGCTGGCAGCCCATGAAGCATATCCCATGCGTGGCAGCGGTTCGGATTGCGCGTCCGGCTGCAGCGGACTGTGCAGCTCCGGATGCTATAATAGCTGTTCTGGTTGTGGTGGATCTTGCTCTTATGACTGCAGCGGGTGTAGTGGAACCTGTACTGGCGACTGCGAAGGGACATGCTCTGGAGGCTGCAGCACATCGTGCGGAGGAGCTTGCTGGCGGGATGGCTGTACCAGTAACTGTACAGCAGCTTGTAGAATGGATTGTACTGGAGGGTGCAAAGGAAATTGCGGCAGTATATGCTCTACGAATTGTAGAACGACCTGTGTATCAACATCTGGAACATCTTAATTGTAGGAGGTAAATTTATGATAGGCGTATATCAAGCAAATGCTATGGTAAAAGTGGCAGAACTTTCCGAGATTTCTGTTCAGGAGATCAAGGAGGCTTTAGCTGAAAAAAAGGTGGGAGTTGGCCGAGAACTGTATCCCATTTTATGTGATCAACCGATGGCTCCTGCCGTGAATGCAGAAGAAAGTACGGTACGCAGCTATGCTTCCAATGTAATCGCAAAGGTTGAGGATGCACTGGGAATTAAATATGATGAAGCCGTAAAAGGTGCTGTTACAGAGTATTTTGTCCTTGACCGCAAACGATATGGCAGTAGCATAGAACAAATCGTTGAGCGGAGCTTGTCCGTACTCGCTATGTACCCCAGTGCAGAAAAAGGCTCTTTCTTATGGTTCTTGATGGAAACCATAAAGCGCCAACTGATGGGAGTGTATATTAAGGATACCAAATTCCTCCCGGAGCTGAAGATTTTAATTGAAGAAATAAAGAAAACTTCGGCAGCTTATGATCTGTATGCCGCTGAACTCTAAGGAGGAATCAAAATGGCATTGAAAGTAACGATCCCTGAGCAGGACTGCACCTGCGTGGAACGCCTGTGGTACGAGTACAACGCGGCGCTGGGTGTTCTGCGTTATCTGATGGCGCAGCCTGATGTACTGGAGAAAAACCTGCAGCTGTATGCCGATAGCTGTGAAGCAAAGAGCGTGGAGCTGGAGCTGGCCAAAAGAGAAGTGAGTGAGCGCTTTAAGCCCGACGGCGCAGTTATGAGCTACTCTTTTAACTTTGACGAGTGCGCCATTGAGTATCAGATGGAGGCCGTATGAAGCGAAGCGAAATAAGCTATGCGGATTACCTTTGCACCTTGTACCCGGAGGAGAGCGCCAAAATGCTGCCGGAGGAATTTCTCTGCCGTGACATTACTTTTCAGGTGACCGATGACTGCCCGATGGCCTGCACTTATTGCTACCAGGGGCATAAAGGGCACCGGGTAATGTCAAAAGAAACGGCCAGAAAAGGGGTAGACCTCCTTTTCAAAATGTGGGAGGAAGATAAGGGGACTTTTATCAACCGTAAAACAAAGGCCATTGTTCTGGATATGATCGGTGGGGAACCTCTGATGGCTATTGATGTGATCGATGATATCTGCACCTACTTTGTGCGGCGCTGCCTGGAGCTGCAGCACTCGTGGATCTATACATGGAGGGTCAATATCACATCGAATGGTGCTTTGTACTTTGAACCGAAAGTGCAGGAATTTCTGCATAAGTTCCGCAATAATCTGAGCTTTGCGGTTACATTGGATGGACCTAAAGAAATCCACAACGCTTGTCGAGTATATCATGACGGTCGAGGTAATTTCGATGATGCCTATGCCGCTGCAAAGCATTTCAACGCTAACTTCTATGAGGAACTGGGCACTAAGGTAACGATTGCTCCGGAGAATATTCATAACCTTAACAAGATTGTGGATTTCTTCATGGGGGAAGGTATGAAAACAATACACGCCAACTGCGTTTACGAGGCAAAGTGGTCTGCTGAGCACGCTAAGGTGCTGTACGATGAAATGAAGCAGATGGCTGATAAGCTGCTGAAAAACAACGACGGTACCACGGTCTCCCTGTTCTCGGAAGATAATTTCCACCCGCTTCCGCCAGAAGAAAACGGGAACTGGTGCGGCGGTACCGGGGCCATGCTGGCGTTTGACCCCGATGGTATTGCCTACCCCTGCCTGCGGTATATGCCATCCTCTTTGGGCAACGATGTCCCGCCCATTATCGTCGGTACCGTCGATGGGGTATTTGAGCAGCCGGAGCACAAAGCAATTAAGGAATACCTTGACAGCATTACCCGTCGTTCGCAGTCTACGGATGAATGCTGGGAATGTCCGGTCGCTTCCGGCTGCGCATGGTGCTCCGCATGGAATTATCAGGAGACCGGCTCGGTCAACTGCCGCAGTACCAATATCTGTGTGATGCACAAGGCGAGAGCACTGGCCAATGTGTACTACTGGAACAAATGGTATAAGCAAAACAACATCAATAAGAAATTCAAAATGCATCTACTCCGAGAGGAAGCAGAAAAAATAATCAGCCCGCAGGAGTATGATATGCTGCTGCGGCTGAGTGAGGAGGACTGATATGGATGCAAGTGTTTGGGTAGCAATTATCACAGGTGTGGCGTCGGTATTGGCGGTGGTGATAACCAACAGCCGGAGCAATGCCGAGCGGGACTACAAGATGGAACGGGCGCAGGCCGTAACCGACACCAAGCTGGAAGAACTGACCCGGGAGGTGCGGCTGCACAATAACTTCGCGGAACGGATCCCCGTTTTGGAAGAACAGAACAAAGCCCTTAACAAAAGGGTGACCAACCTTGAGCAGAGAAAAGGAGCGTAACTATGAACGAATTTGTAACCTGGACAACCCTTGGAACCTATGCCGGCGCTGTGATGATGGTCACTATCATCACCCAGTTTTTGAAGCAGACCCCCCTTGCCAAGCTGAACGCACAGCTGTTGGCGTACATTGTGGCGGTTGCTATCCTCATCGGCGCAGAAGCATTTAACGGCTCTGCCGTGACGGTACAGGGCGTAATCCTGTGCCTGCTGAACGCCGTTATTGTGGCGCTGGCTGCAAACGGTACATACGATGCTGCTACCACCAATATGATGAAAAAGCCTGTGGCGGCGGAATATGAGCACGAGGAGGTCGTGGAAGATGCCTAAAGTGTATCTTTCCCCGGAACGCAGACCGAAACCGCATGGACCTTATTACGGCTTCCCCGGCGTGTATGAGCATGATGTGTGTGTGGATATCGGCGCTTATTGCGCCGATGCCCTCGCCCGCTGCGGCTTTGAGGTAATGGTAGCTGACCCTGCCAAGACCATGCAGGAGCGTGTAGCAGAAAGCATTGCGTGGGACAGCGACCTGCATATGCCTATCCACACCAACGCCAGCACCGCTACCACAAAAGAGGGAACGGCGCAGGGGCCTACCATTCTCCGCTACGGCAAAGCCGGCGGCGTAAGCGACCGGGCCTGCCAGATGGTTTATCGCCGCCTGATGGAGATTTACCCCCGGAATACCCACCGGGGCGTGTACCAGAAAGACGAGTTTTACGAAATCGGCAGAACCCCGATGCTTTCCATCTATCCGGAGCTGGCTTTCCACGACAACGGACAGGACGCGATCTGGCTGGTGCAGAACAAGAAAGCCATAGGGGAAGCACTGTGCAAAGGCGTGTGCGACTGGTTTGGCGTGACCTACAAGGCAGAGGAAGAAAAGCCGCAGACAGACTATGAGCGGCTTCTTGCCGAGCTGGAGGAAGTAAAAGAAAAGTACAGAGTAGAGCACGCATCTGCGCAGGCGCTGCGTGCCAGAATTTTAGCCGCCGTGGAACAGTATGACACGGCGGCATTTGATAAGGAGGGATAAGATGGCGCTGAAAAAGAATGCGACCCTTGTAAACGATGGCGGAAGCGGCAACACCATCAAAAACACCGGCACAGTCAAGCCGATAGGTTACGATGTGGCGAGGGCGGCCGCAGCAGCAGGCTCCGAAGTAAATAAGCCCGGCTGGGGCGCTGTAGATGCAGCGATAAAGGGCGGAGCTCTTGCTTCGGCAAAGGCTAACCTGGCTGGAGTTTCCCCGAAAATTTCCTCCACCGTGACGGACACCTCCGAGCGGGACGCATACCTTGAGAGCCTGAAAGCGCAGCTGGATGCGCAGACCGCTGCCTATGACCAGCTGCTTGCCTACAACCAGCAGATGTATGAGGCCCAGCAGAAACAGGCGGCCCAGCAGCGGGAAGACAATGCACGCAGAGCGTACATTGCCAAAGAGATGGCGCTAAAGAACCTCCCCGGGCAGCTGGCCCGTGAGGGCATCAATGGCGGCCTTGCAGAAAGCTCCTATGTCCGGCTGAACAACCGCTATAACAGCAGCCTTGCCGATGCGGATAACGCCTATTCCGATGCGGTGAATCAGGCATACCTTGACATGATTCAGGCGAACCGGGAGCCGCAGAGCGGAAAGCTGAATGCGCAGGCAAGCTATTCCGCCGGGCTGGCAAAGGCCCCGAAGCCAAAGACAAAAACGACCAAAAAGGACAACCCAAATTACGATGCCGCCTTGCAGGACTCCTACAACATGTTGCGCCGGGCCGGTTATTCTGATGCAATGGCGGCAAGACTTCTCGGACTTGAATAACAGGAGGAAAAATGGATAGAAAAACGCTGGAACAAAACTATCAAAAATCTTTCGGTGCATCGCCTGCCGCGGAGCTTGAGCAGAACTACCAGCGGAGCGGCATTGACTCTCTTGTTCAATCTGTGAAGAAAGCTACCCAATATAATCCCTCTGCCCCCAGCACGCAGCCTACACAGGCTGCGCCTGCTGGGGCTTCTTCTCGTAAGCAGAGCGATGCCATGAAGGAGCAGATGGATACGATTAAGAAACAGAGGGACGACGCGGCAATTAAGGCCGGGGCCTATATGCGAGCTGGGAATATGCCGCAGCAGGCCAAGGAGCAGCAGAAGATTGCCAACAAGGCTGCCTTTGAGTACGAGAACGCCTATACCCAGTGGAAGAACCAGCGAAATGCGGAAGCGGTAGAGGACTACAACCCGGACGAGAATAAATTCAAGGCAGGCGATGCTGCCCTTGCTGGTGTGCAGAATGCATTCCAAAGCATGAGGCAGTATGCCGCTGCAGCATCTTCGTATCTTTCCGGTAATCCGGAAGCGCAGGCATGGGAAGCCAAGCGGCTGATGGAAAGCGGCGTAAGCGGTACCGAAGCCGTAAAGCGGGCCGGGCTTGCCGATAAGAGAGAAATCCCCATCACAGACTATAAGACACAGGCAGAACTGCGCCACGAAAAGAATGTAGCCAGCGTTGGTGCTGTTGAGGGCGGAGCGCTGCAGCTGGTCAATACGATCTCGAACATGGTGCCGTCCCTTGTTGCAAACGCGGTCCTCCCCGGCTCCGGTTTGCCCGTGATGGCTGCATCCGCTGCGGGCAATAAATATGCAGATGCCTATGAGAAGTATGGGAATACGGATACAGCATTCGTACTCGGCTCCGCTGCCGGTGGCGCTTCCATGCTTACCGAACAGTTTGGTGGTTTGTATGGCTCGCTGGGCAAGTCTGCCGCCGGGCAGGCCGTGGCCAAGAAACTAATGGCGGAAGCCCCCGGCCTGTATAACCTCGCCAATTCCGTGGGTGGCAAGTGGCTGCGGGACGCTCTCTCCGAAGGCATTGAGGAGGGTGCAGAGGATGTTATCAACTACGCCATTGAAAAGGCCCTCACCGGCGACAGTGACGAGATGGACAACTTCGGCTATGATATTCTGCTGGGTGCTCTTGCAGGCGGTGTATTTGGCGGCGGCAACGCTGCGATGCGTTCCGTCACCTACAGCCGTGTAGGCAAGGCACTGAATGCTTCCCCTGCTGCCGTAGCGCAGCAGGTGCAGGAGGGCATGGAGAAAGGCGCAGGCACCGCACCTGCCATTTATGCGGCGGAGGTGCAGAAGAACCCCAGCAGCCAAATGGTGGGCAGACTGTATGAAGCAAACCTCACCTATGATGCCGAGAGCGGCCTTTCCAAAATCCAGAACGATATTACCCAGGTCTCCATCAATGAGATCAAGGCGATGGTCTCCAAAGCGGATGCGCTGGCGCAGGCAGCCCAAAAGCTGAATGTGGAAGCTACTCCGCAAGCCGTAGCAACAGCTATTACCGATGCCCAGCGCACACAATCCATTAAAACAGCCGAGGACAGCGTAGGGCAGGCTTTTGCGCCCACAGTTGATAATCCTGCCAACGCAGGAGAGAAAGCCTACAACAGCGCCCTTGCCGGTGTAGAAGCTAACCAAGGCGTAGCTGCTCGCATCAATAACGACCCTGCCGCAAGACAGGCATTCTCCCAGTTGACCGGCGTACAGTTCAGCGGAAACACAGCACAGGATATTGCCGCTATCGAAGTGGCTACGCAGAACCTTGCCAAGTCCGGTAAACAGGCGATCTCCCAGGCGGAATATGCCCAGCGTGTCGCTGCTGCAGGAGAACAGGCTGCTGCCCAGTTCGATGCCGATATGCAGGCGCAGGCGGAGCAGATGCAGCGGGAATCCGATGAAAGATGGCTTTCCGTTGAGCAAAACACCATTACCGATGTAGACGGCAAGCGCCGTATCAAGGAGATCACCAATACCGATGTGCGCGGCAATACCGAGATCGGCTATAAGAAAGCTGAAATTCTCGGCAGTAAAAAGAAAGCTGTTGCCGAGGTGAACAATGCAGCGAAATACCTTGGCAAGACTATCGTGTGGTTTGAGGGTGCGGTGCAGGTCAATGGGCAGTACCGACTGACCAATGGCTATCGCGCACCGGATGGCACCATTTATGTCAACATCAATTCCCGCGATCCGCTGATGGTTACTTTCGGGCATGAGATGTTTCACGACCTTGTAGCTGATGGCAAGTATTCCGGGCTGATTGATACGCTGGTAGAGAACCCCGACTATGCCGATATGGTAAAGGGCATGATGAATGCCAAAACCGAACTGTACGAGCGCAATGGAATTGAGCTTGACCAGAATGCAGCTGCGGAGGAAGTCGCTGCCGATATCAGCGGTGATCTTTTGGGCAGCCGGGATATGCTGGAGTACATCGGCGCAAGAAATACGGAAGCTGCCACCGGCATTAAAGGTTTCTTGAACCGTATCCTCAAAAAGCTAAAAGGAAAGCCCTCTGCACAGGAAGCCTACAACAGGCTGTCCGAAGCGCAGCGGGCTTTGATTGACGGTATGGAGGCGAGGGGCGATGCGGAAGAAGCGGGGAAGATATCTTACTCGGTTATGGATGCGGCTGTAAAAGGCAATAATCGCCCGTTCGCAGAACAGTTTGCAGATTACAAGGCTGGGAAGATGCGCCCGACGGATTTGTTCTACCTGAACAATACATCGGAATATTTGCAAGCTGCTGGTATTGCGAATGAGCCGATTGTGATGGCACAGTCTGTTGTAACGAAGGCCCAGAGAAAGGCGGCCGTTGATACTCACGGTCACGAGCTTTCCGACGATGTCATTCTCAAACTTCCGGAAATGATAGAAAAGCCCGTTCTTCTCTTGAAGTCTGACACGGTTCCCGCCTCCGTTGTTGTGGTTACATCTGTTTCCGATAGCAGTGGAAACCCTGTTGTTGTCGCTTTGCATTTAAGCAGAAATAACGGATTTGATGTAGTTACAAGAATAGCAAGCCTGTACGGGAGAAAAAACAGCCGCAATTTTATTGCAGATCAGCTGCTCCGTGGAAATCTCATAGGGTATAGCAAAAAAGAAGCCAACCGACTGCTTCATCGAGATGGGCTACAATTGCCCAGACGGAACCCAGCGGTTGACTTCGACACCATTAGTGTAGCACAAGACACTGATGCTGTCAATAACTATTCTATGCAGAATAGCGCAGAAGATGCAAGCGGGAAACATTCCCTTATGGATATCCCGGCAATGGACAGTACCGGCAGGGAGCTTTCTGCCGAGCAGCGGGAGTATTTCTTCGGCTCTAAAGTCGTTGACGCAGAGGGCAGGTTGAAACCTGTATATCATGGTAGCCCGGCGGTGTTCACCGAGTTTTCCCCCGATTTCATGTCCCAGCATGGCAGCTCCGAAGGACAAGGATTTTATTTCACTGACTACAAGCCGATGGCAGAGGGCTACCAAAAGGACGGCGGACAACTCCTTGAGGGGTACCTTGATATCAAAAAGCCGTTGAGCGATAGCGAGATTACGCTGACAAGGGCAGAAGTAAAAAAACTTTTGCAGGCTGTTGACCCGACCGGTGATGAAGTGCTTGTGAATTACGACCCTGCTGGCGGTATTGGGTACCCTTCAAAAGCATGGTATAACCGGGCGCTGGATGCTACCGTAAAGGCAGCTATGGAATATAGCGATAGTGATAGCGAAATCCTTGCGGAGATCGCGAACGGTGGAGCAGGCGCCGGCGCTGTTCTTGAAGCGGCTCGAAACACGCTTGGTTATGACGGATACATTGTAGAGGGCAAATATGATAACGCCACCGTGTATGTGGCGTTTGACAGTAGTCAATTTAAGAACATTGACAATACTGCTCCAACCGAAAGCAAAGACATCCGCTACTCCCTCATGGACACCGACAGCGCCGGCAGAAAGCTCTCCGCCGAGCAGAAGAAGTTTTTCGCCGGTAGCAAGGTGGTAGACGGAAACGGAAACCTTCTTGTTATGTATCACGGTACAACTGCGTTTAGATATATTACGAAATTTAAGAGGGGTAAGAAGGGGTGGCTTGGCCCCGGAATTTATCTTACCAGCAAGAGATCCGATGCACAGCGATACGCAGACGCCATGGGCGAGGGGAATGGCAGACTGTATGAGATGTATGCGAATATTACGAAGCCGCTTGTTGTGACAGATGGGAACCCTGTCCCGGGAATTCTCAAAGCCGCATATGGCAGGGATAGCGTATATAAATCCCGATCCGAAAAACAGGCAAACGATCCAAGCATCGTTACGCAAGCCGACATAAACAAACTCCGTGCAAAAGGGTATGACGGGATTGTGTGGGACTATGGCGGGAGCAAAGAGGTTTCGGTATTCTCCCCCGAACAGGTCAAACTCGCAGATAATGTTGACCCTACCTCCAACAGTGACATCCGCTATTCCCTCATGGAAGATGCCCAGTACATGGCCGACATCGACAGGGTTGTTTCCGAAGCAACCGAGAAAGCAAACGATGAGCTGAAGGCTGCACAAGCCGAGGTGAAGAACATCCGTCAACAGCTTGCTGACTATCGCCAGCAGGCAACTGCGGAAGCGAAGATGAATGACCGCTGGCGTGATGCAGAGACGAAACTCCTCACCGAGATAGCAGCGGCTAAAGAGCGAGAGAAGGCAGCAAAGGCCCGTGCAGAATTCATGGCGAAATATGATGCACTTGCCAAGCAATACCGTGCCGACCTCCGTGCGAACAATCTGCAGATGCGGGACAAGTACAACGAAAAGCTGTCCGAAGCAAAGGATGAATACAATCGGAAACGCCAGCAGGATCGCATCGATCGTGTGGTGCAGGAAGACAGAGCAAAGAGCAAAGCCCGATTGAGGACGGCGGAACAGAAATCCACCACTACGGAAGATGTTGCCAAGGTTCTGACCGAAATGCCGGAGAAGGACAAGGAAACCTTTAAGGCGAAAGCCGCCAAAGACTGGCACACCTTTAAGCGCCAGTGGATCAACACTAAGGATGAGCTGGAGCGATTCGGGAACGAAGTCGGCGACAGCAGAATCATGTATGCAGCGAACAATGTCGGGCAGGCATCTGCGGCGGCGCAGTATTCCATTGGCGGCGCCGGGCAGTATGACCTTAACGGCAAGAAGATCGGCGATAAGAACCTCATGCAGGTATTTGAACCGGCGAAAAAGGCTGGCTTGACCGATGAGTTTTACACCTACCTGCTGCACGAGCACAATGTAGACCGCATGAGTGTACGCGAAAACGCGCAGCGGCAGCTTGCAGAACTTCGGGCGAAACTGAACAGGGAAGTCAACGGCTTTGCGGAAATGACAGATGAGAACATCGCCACAGCCGCAGGCAAGGATACTACCCTTACAAAAGCCTACACCGAGGCACAGATTGCCGCCGCCAAGCAATATAAGCAGTTCCAGGCGTGGGCAGAAAAGCAGTTTGACAAGCCTGTATTCGGCAGCAGCGTGACCGCAGACGATAGCCGTGCCGCAGCAGCTGACCTGCTGGATGCACACCCTGAATTTGAGAAGTGGGCAAAGGATGTGTATGCCTACCTTGACGGATTGATGGAGGTGCGAAAGCAGGGCGGACTCGTGAGCGCTGATATGGCACAGTACATGAAGGAACTGTATCCGCACTATGTCCCCACCTACCGCGATATGCCCAGCACCTCCGGCGGCTACTCCAACCCAAACAGCGTTGCGGTGAACAGCACCATCAAGTCCGCAAAAGGTGGCAACCAGGATATCATGCCGCTGATCGACAGTATTGCCAGGCAGACCTTGCAGACCTTCTCCGCAGCCAAAAAGAACATTCTGGGCAATATGCTGTATGAAGATGCAATGGATACTACCCGTGATATCTCGGAATACATTCAGAGTGTTACAGAGGAAGGCGATCTCGTTGACCTTGATGCGGATTCCGCAGAGAACCTCAAGAACACGCTGCGCATTTGGGTGGATGGCAAACCGGTTACTCTGCACATGAGTGAAGCAATGGCCGATGGGTTTAGACCCATTGAGCAATCAAATTCCTTTGGAATGAAAGCATTGCGCTCCATCAACAGCACATTCAAGAAGCTGGTCACGCAATGGAACCCTGTATTCATCGTGCGAAATTTCGTCCGTGATGCACAGTCTGCATTGTACTTTACCCATTACAGCAATGCCACATTCATTAAGAACTACGGCAAGGCCGTAAAGGAAATCGCAACGAACGGGAAGTATTGGCAGCTCTATCAGGCGATGGGCGGAAAAGGAACTACCTATTATGACCCAAAGACGGGGCTTTCCGACCGCCACCATTTCAAGAACGGTGCAGTCGATAAAGTGGCTGGTGGGTTGAATAGAGTAATCGACATCCTCTCCTTTGCCAATGAAGCGGTCGAGCAGTACCCTCGACTTGCTGAATTTATCAGCACGATGGAGGACACCGGAGATGTTCAGCAGGCGCTCTATAACGCGGCAGACATTACAACCAACTTTGGCCGTGGTGGCTTCGCGGCCCGCAAACTGAACGCTTCCCTTGTGCCGTTCTTCAACCCCGGTATGCAGGGCCTTTCCAAGAACATTCGCAATGTCATTGACCGGCGCGGCTGGAAAGAGATTGGACAGCTGGTCTCCCGGTTGCTTATCAATGGTGTTGCACCCGGCATCATTATGGGCCTGCTGTACGATGGGCTGAAAGAGGATGATGACTACAAGGAACTTTCCGACTACATTAAGGATAGTAACATCCTCATCAAGATCGGCGACAATAAGTTCATTAAAGTCCCGATGGGTCGTGAGCCTTCCGTTATTACGGCATTCACCAACCGTATGTGGCGCTGGTTGAAAGGCGAACCCGCAAGCAGTGCATTTGCTGGTTATCCGTCTTTCGCCATTGAGCAGATTGCGCCGAACAATCCGCTGACCAATAGCAGCTTCGCTGGTATTACTGCAATGAGCTTCAAAAAGGCTTGGTACGGCGGGGACATCGTTTCCAGCTACATGGAGGAAAAGCCGGACTATCTGCAGTACGATGAAAGCACCGATGCGTTTTCTATCTGGCTGGGCGAGATCACCCGCCACGGGAAGAATGGCATCGAGGGGCTTTCCCCGAAGAAGGTTAATTACCTGATCGACCAGTATTCCGGCTTTATCGGTGACTGGCTGCTCCCGGCGCTTTCCAAAAAGGCGGATGTTCCTGCGGTGGTAAAGGCATTTGTTGTAGATAGCGTCCGGCAGAACCGGATGGGCAGCGACTTCTACGATGCACTGGACGAAGCCAAACAGGTAAAGGATACCGAGATGGCAACTGCAGCTGATGATGCGACCTATTCCTACCTGTATAAGCAGAGTAAGGCGGCATCCGAGATCACAAAGCAACTCAAGGAAATCTACAACAGCGGAGAGAAAACCCGCAAAGAGAAGCTGGACGAAGCTCGTGACCTGCTGGAGCTGCGCAATGAGATTTACCGCAACGCCCTGCTGACCGTTGGAACCTATGAGGAAACAGCAAAGGGTATCGATAGTGCGGACAGCGATGTGGTGAAGCGCGAAGCCAACCGCAAGGCGTTTGGCGCGGAGTACGCACTAAAGAACTACAACAAAGATGTGGGAGAAAAGGCTGCCGAGTATGTGGCGCAGGGTGTTACCTATGACCAATACTATGCTGCATACTTTG